ACATCAGGTACCTCGGGTACTTCAGGTACTTCAGGTACTTCAGGTACTTCAGGTACATCAGGTACATCCGGTTCTTCAGGATTTTCAGGTGTATCCGGAATATCAGGATTATCAGGTACTTCAGGTACATCTGGTACCTATGGTCTAAGTGGTTTATCAGGTGCGTCAGCAACCTCAGGCTCATCAGGTACTTCAGGTACTTCCGGTCAATCTGGTTCTAGAGGTACTTCAGGTACATCAGGCACATCAGGTACTTCAGGCTCTTCAGGCACATCCGGTTCTTCAGGACAATCAGGTTCATTAGGTACATCGGGTACATCAGGCACCTCAGGCTCATCAGGTACTTCAGGTACTTCCGGTCAATCTGGTTCTAGAGGTACATCAGGTACCTCGGGTACTTCAGGTACTTCAGGTACTTCAGGTACATCAGGTACATCCGGTTCTTCAGGATTTTCAGGTGTATCCGGAATATCAGGATTATCAGGTACTTCAGGTACTTCCGGTACCTCCGGCACATCTGGCACATCCGGCTCTTCAGGTACATCCGGTACTTCAGGTTTATCAGGTACTTCAGGCTCTTCAGGACAATCAGGTTCATTAGGTACATCAGGTACTTCAGGCACATCAGGTTCATCAGGTACATCAGGTACTTCAGGTACCTCAGGTTCATCAGGTACTTCAGGTTCATCAGGACAATCAGGTTCTAGAGGTACATCAGGTACTTCAGGTACATCAGGTACTTCAGGTACCTCAGGCTCATCAGGTACATCAGGTTCCGATGGTTTAAGTGGTTTATCAGGCCAATCAGCTACCTCAGGTACATCAGGTACTTCAGGTACTACAGGTTCATCAGGGCTAAGCGCTCCTAGTGGTACTAGTGGTATAAGTGGAAACATATTTAATTTTGAACCGGGATATGCGGTATATGCTTCATCATCTACTCTAATACAAAGTACCAATTTAATATATTTTGATCTTTTAAGTACCCCTAGAGAAGTAGGAATAAGCCCCGGAGGAGTATTTACTACAGCATCCGCTCAACCTTCTGCAATATTGCATATTTCAGGAGCTTCAAACCATAGTTTATTAAGAGTAGGCTCACCAACACAAGCTAATATATTATTTGTATCAGGTAGTGGTAATGTAGGTATAGGAACAACAATACCTTCTGCTTCTTTACACATTAGTGGTGCTAATGCTGATAGTTTATTTAGGATACAATCTCCTGCTTCAGCTTCTATTATATTTGTAACAGGTAGTGGAAATGTAGGTATTGGAACACTAAACCCATTATCCCAACTCCATATTACTGCTTCAAGAAGCAATGAACTTCTTAGAATAACAAGTGGTTCACAAAATATATTAAACATCAGAAGTGGTAGCGCAGTATTCTTTGCTGGAACTGGGGTAGCACCAACTGCTGGATATGATTTAGATGTTCAAGGCACAGGAACTGCAAATGGTGGCTCAGTAAGAATAGCAGGTAATAGTACTGTTTGGAATTTTGCAAGTACATCTGCAGTTAGCAGAGGAGCTACAGGTAATCAGGAGATGTTTAACGTTTCAATGACAGGAACATCTACAACACTTGTACAAAACCCGATGTCTGTAACTTTTAATGCTAACCAAAACGCAACATCAGGTTCAGGATACATTGTTTTAAGATTAAATGCTACTCACGCTACAACCGCAGGTACAGGAAGTAAATTGCTTCAAAGCTGGGAATTTGGTGGAGTCAGACAAAGTATAATAGATCTTTCAGGTAGCTTAGGAATAGGAACCGGTTCTGCTCCTCCTGCTAGATTATTTATCAGTGGAGCTAATGCACAATCCTTACTACGAATCGCATCTCCCGCATCTTCCTCTATTCTATCAGTAAGTGGTAGTGGATATATTGGCATAGGCATAGCATCTCCCGCAGCTCGATTACATATTAGCGGTGCTAGTGCTAATGGACTATTTGAAATAGATTCACCCGCAGTTAATAACATAATTTACGTATCAGGTAGTGGTAATGTAGGTATAGGAACTAACCTACCATCAGCAGACCTTCATATAAGCGGCGCTTCAGCAGATTCATTATTACGAGTAGGTTCACCAACAAATGATAACATATTATTTGTAACAGGTAGTGGTAATGTAGGTATAGGCACAATAACCCCACAGGGACCATTACATATTAGAGGGACATCGGTAGCGGGTATTACCCCTGCTGTATTTTTAGATACAAATGGCACTGATCCCAATGAACCTGTTGATATTAGATTAGCTAGCGGGGGCGCTAGAGGTATCCGAATTATAGCCTCAAGTTCACTATCTGGTATACCTGGTGGAGCATCAATACAATTTTACAGCAATAATTCAGCTAATTTTGGAGGACAATGTAATATAGATTCGGGCACTACAAGCAGCTCAGCACTTATTTTTCGTACAGCTAATACAGCAGCATCTGTTACTGAAAGAATGAGAATTGCAGGTAACGGTACAGTGTCTATTACAGGAGCTGGTACTACTGCAGCTACAACTATATTAAATATAACTGATTCAAACCCAACTACAAGATTTACTATACTAGGAGATGGGACATCAGCATTTAATACTAATCACCTTTATGTAAGTGGCAGTGGACTTGTTGGAGTTGGTACTACTTTACCAACCGCAGAACTCCATATAAGCGGTGCTTCAGCAGATTCATTATTACGAGTAGGTTCACCATCAAACGCTAACATACTATTTGTAACAGGTAGTGGTAGAGTTGGAATAAACACTACATCATCTACTAGTTTTCTTGGTGGTAACATTTCAACATTTACTATATTCCAAAACTCAGGCTCAGGAGATGGTTTAACACCCTCCGTTGGATTACAAGTTGTTAATAGTGGTAGTAGTACAAGTGCTCAAGCCAATATATCAATTGTTACTATAGGGAATAAATTTGCTTCTTTGAATATAGGAACTAGCGGTAGCGGTACTGATAATAACTATTGGCAATTTTCTAAGAGAAATTCTGCTGCCTCTCATGCCTTTCAATTATATAACAATAATAATGGAACATTTAGTAGCCCTTTATTTAGTTTTGTTAAAAGTGGAAATTCTATATTAGGGGAAAATAATCAAATTCAAATAGATGATGCTAATGGTCGTGTTGGATTACAAATTACCCCATCTGATTATATACATCTATCTTCCAGCCCTGGTGGAGGGGCCTATCTCCGAATTGATGCTACTTCTATTCAAGCTCCCCCTCTTACAACTGTTACACCAGATACAGGATATGGTATTACAACTAATAAATACTATTTAGCAGAACCTGATTATTGGATGGAAATAAGCTTAGATGGGGTTATTGTTTTAATTCCTTGTTACTTACCTGCATAATACTATGTTTCTCAAACCTACCCCCCAACTTCTACAACAAATTAAAGATAGTGGTAAACCCCTTATCAAATTAAGTATGGAAGAATTTCAAAAAATAGCATCCGAAGGAAAACTATTAACAAACGAAGAAGCAAAACAAAAATTAAACAATAATTATGAACAAAAATAATTTATTATATGAATTAAATTTATTTGTACAAATAAACGATATAATGTACATAAGAGGAGAAGATAACTATCCTAAACTACTTGAAATACTTAGAATAGAATATCCTGAAGTTGAAGATATAGAAGCCTTAGCAAACGAATTAATTATAAATTATCAATAAAATAATTTGGTAAAACAAAAATAGTTTTATATATTAATGGTTATGAAAAAACTATTGTACATAGCTCCTCACCTATCAACAGGCGGCTTACCCCAATATCTTTATAAAAAAATAGAACTTCTCCAAGAAAAATTTGATATATATCTTGTAGAATGGAGTGATCATACTGGGGGAAGATTAGTAGTGCAACGAAATAAAATTACAAATCTATTATCTCCCGATCACTTTTTTACTTTAGATGAAGATAAAAAAGAACTTTTATATATTATAGACCAAATTAAACCTGATATAATCCATTTAGAAGAAATTCCTGAATTCTTTATGGATTATAATCTAGCAGAAAAAATATACAGCACAGACCGCTCATACTCTATCATAGAAACATCCCACGACTCATCATACGATACAACCCAGAAAAAATTCTTTCCAGATAAATTTATGTTTGTATCAGATTGGCAAATTCAACAATATAAAGATATAAACATACCCAAAGTATTAGTTGAATATCCTATTGAATATAAAGAACGTCCCAACAGAGAAGAAGCATTAAAAGCATTAGGACTAGACCCAAATAAAAAACATATTCTACATGTAGGTTTGTTTACCCCGCGTAAAAACCAGGCAGAGTTCTTTGAATACGCGCGTGCTTTACCTGAATATCAATTCCATTGTGTTGGAAATCAAGCTGATAATTTCAAACATTATTGGGAACCCTTGATGCAAAACAAACCAGATAATTTAACTTGGTGGAATGAAAGATCAGATGTAGATAGCTTTTATAGTGCTATGGATTTATTCTTATTTACCTCTAAAGGAAATAATAACGATAAAGAAACTATGCCACTAGTAATACGCGAAGCTATTTCTTGGCAATTACCCATACTAATCTATAACCTACCAGTATACTTAAATTATTTTGATAAATTTAACAATATACAATACTTAGAATTTAACAATATTAAAGAAAACTGTAATAAAATTACAGAAATACTGTCTAGAGATAATAATTTTGTTAATATAGATGAAGAAGTATTTGTGCTTTCTGTATATCCTCAACAGCAAAGTGTTATAGAAGCAACAAAAGAATGTATAGAAGGAATCCGCAAAACAAATCGTAAAATTATATTAACATCTCACTATCCTATACCTACTGAATTGCAATCATTAGTAGATTATTGTGTGTATGATTCAAATAATATATTAACTAAAATGGATTTTTACAAAAGAGGATATTGTTACGATGAAAATTTTGAATATAATATAAACATAGATGAAGAAAATAATAATAACAGTTACCATGGCCCTGCAGTCTATACAAACTATTATAATGGTGCCTCTCTAGCCCAGAAATTAGGATTTAAAAAAACATACTTTATTAATTTTGACTATATCCTCACTAATCCTGAATATGTAAATTACATTTCTAAAATATTAAATGTTAAAAAAATATATGGTGGTTTAACAAAAGGGGCAGAAGGAATGTTAATTTATACTTATTTTTTTGGTGCTAATACAGATTTCTTTTTATCTTTATACCCTAAAATATCCACAGTACAAGAATATGATGACTTAAAAGAAAAATGGCAAAGTAATTCTATAGGATATGAAAATATATTCTATTGCTCCTTAAAAAACTACTCAAACCAAATACATCTAGAATCAGAAGAACAATGGAACCAATTAATTCAAACTAATTTCAAACACCTTGGATATTCTAGAATAGAATATTTTTCGGTATTACCAGTACAAAATCAAGATAATTATTTTGCAATAGTAACTCATAATTCAAGCAATACTGATAAGAAAAAACTTGTTATTGAATTAATTGATAACAACGAAAGTAAAATTAATAAAACATTACATTTAGATGGTCAATTAATTTGGTATTATATATACAATTATAATATTGATAACAATATTAGCGTTAGTCAAAAAATGTATGATGTTGATGATAAATTACTTAAAACTCATACTATTACAATAAATAAAGATTATATTATAAATCAATTACCTAAAAACGGATATTTTAAATTCAAATGAAAATTTGTCAAGTAAATCCGGGATGTGGTATCCCTATTCCCCCTCCATCTTGGGGAGCTATTGAAAAAATAGTATGGGAATTTACTTGTAATCTGCAACAATTAGGACACGAAGTTGATATTAGATGGTGCAATGAAATACAACCGGGAGAATATGACATTGTAATGGTACACGTTGCTAATTTAGCATTAGAATTAGCAGAGCGAGGAATACCTTATATATTTCAACACCACGATCATCATGCTTTCTATTATGGAAAAGATTCATTTGTGTATAAGCAAAACCAAGAAGCAATGGAAAAATCTATTTTTTCATTAGTCCCTGCTCGTTACTTAGTTGATTATTTTGAATTATCTAATATATATTATTTTTCGCATGGAGTGAATGTACACTCATTCTACCCAAACGAAACATACCCTTCAGAACATAATCTATTAATGTTAGCAAATAATGGTTTAGGAGGATATGGAGCCCATGACAGGAAAGGATTTGGATTGGGGGTGCAACTAGCAATGTCTCGTGATTTACCTATTACAATTGCTGGTCCTAAAAATAATGAAAACTGGCTTAATGATAATCCTTGGGTTAAAGGATATCCTAAATTAACAATGATTTGGGAACCACCAAATGAAAATTTAAGAGATCTTTATACTTCACACACCATATTTCTCCATCCCTCAGAACTAGAAGCAGGGCATCCTAATCTTACATTGTTAGAAGCAGCCGCTTGTGGTTTACCAATATTAGGATGTATAGAAATAGAAACTACGTTTCATGGTTTATATAGAGTACCTCGTGATTTAAAAGAAATGATATGTGGTTTAGATCAAATTATAAACAATTATATTGATTACAGATATAGTTCATTAAACACTGCTCAAAAGCTGTCCTGGTTAAATCGCTCAAAAGAATTAATTCAATTATATGAAAGACACATTAATTAAAGAGTATAATAATACTCAAATATTAAATATAAAAAACAAACCACCTCAAAATACCTTTAAGGTTAATTTTATTAATGGTGCTTTTTTTGAAATTATAGGCTCTATAAATGAAAAATATAAGGTAATATTTACTGACCAAAAAAACAATAAAATCATACACGAAACCACTATTACAAATAATATGTGGACCCGCACTAATATAAAATATTGTGTTGATTGGAAAATAGAAGTATTTATAGAATCTACAAATGAAAAAGTATTTGAATATAAATTTAATCCTACAGGAAAACATGTTTATATTCATATAGACTCAAAAGCAATAGGAGACCATTTAGCTTGGTTCCCATACATAGAAGAATTTAGAAAAAAATGGAATTGCAAAGTTACATGCTCTACATTTCACAACCAATGGTTCAAATCATGTTATCCACAACTAAACTTTACTAACCCAGGAACAGAAGTATTTGATATATACGCTATGTTTGAAATAGGATGGTTTTACGATAATAATAAAGTAGATTTAAATAGAATACCTTTAGATTTTAAACGATACCCATTACAACAAACTGCCTCTGAAATATTAAACATAAAATATAAAGAAGTAAAGCCCGTATTGGATGCTCCTTTAAAGAAAACAGACATTCAAGATAAATATGTTGTAATAGCCCCCCATGCTTCTGCTCATGCAAAATATTGGAACTATCCTGGTGGGTGGCAAACTATAATAGACTATTTAAACAATAAAGGATATAAAGTTGTCATGTTAACAGCTGAACCTTTAGGAGATGAATGGCACGATTCAAAATTAGGAGGTACATTAACCGGGATAATAGACAAAACAGGATTTGATATCCCATTAGAAGATAGAATGATTGATATTCGCGACGCTTCATTATTTATAGGAATGGGAAGTGGTTTAAGTTGGATATCGTGGGCTTTAAATACCCCAACTATTTTAATATCAGGCTTTAGTTACCCTTACACTGAATTCCAGGACTGCGAGCGAATTTATCCTTTAGAATATAATGTCTGTACTGGTTGTTTTAATAGGCATATGCTGGATGCAGGAGACTGGGAATGGTGCCCTGATCATAAAAATACTCCTCGTCAATTTGAATGTACTAAATTAATTAAACCTGAACAGGTTATAGAATCTATTAATAAACTTTTAAACTTATAATATTTATAATAAACAATTAAATTTATGGAAAATCAAAAATTAACACAAGAAGAATTAACTACATTACAAGAATTACAAAGAAATGGTCAAACAATTATTGAAGAATTAGGCCAAATTGAAGTAGCTAAATTCTCTTTAGAACAAAGAAGAACAAAAGCAGAACAATTTTTACAAGACGTACAAAAACAAGAACAAGAATTTGTCCAAAATATCACAAGTAAATATGGCATTGGATCTGTAAATCCTGAAACAGGAGAATTTACCCCTTCCTTAAGAGAAAATTAATTTTTACGAATTTCTGTCATATTTATAGACAACAAAAAACTATAAAAACATGGCAGAAACTTTAATATCTCCTGGCGTTTTAGCGAGAGAAAATGATCAATCATTTATTACTCAACAACCTGTAACAGTTGGAGCTGCAATTATAGGCCCCACAGTTAAAGGACCTGTTGGAGTACCTACTATTGTTACTTCATACTCCGATTATTTAAATAAATTCGGATCAACATTTGTAACAGGTGGGCAAGTTTACACATACTTTACTTCAATTGCCGCTTACAATTATTTTAATAATGGTGGCGAAACATTACTAATAGCTAGAGTAGTTAGTGGCACTTATTCAGAAGCAACTAGTACCGCTATTAGTGGTAGTACTACTGCTCCTAGCCAACCTACATTAGTATTAAAAACTATTTCTGAGGGCACTATAATGAATAGTAGCTCTAGTTTAGATGTATCCGGCTCATTACTAAGCGGCTCAACAGATAATGTAAGATGGCAAATTGTAAACTCTAACACATCCTCAGGCACTTTTGATCTGTTAATTAGACAGGGAAATGATAATACTAATACTCCTATTGTATTAGAAACATGGACTAACTTATCTATGGATCCGTTAGCTCCTAATTTTGTATCTAGAGTAATAGGTGACCAAGCACTAAATTTTGCTTCCTCAGGAACTAGCTATTATTTAGAGGTAACTGGCTCTTATCCAAATAATTCAAGATATGTTTATGTAAGTGCGGTTAATAATCCAACTCCAAATTATTTTGATAATAACGGAATAGCAAAAATACAATTTACTGGGTCTATACCTCTTAATGCTAGTGGATCTTTTAACAATGCTATTGGAACTATATCTACTGATGGTCAATATTATAGTGCTATTACAGATGGCAATAAATCTCAAGGTATTCCTAGCTCTAGCTATGATAATATGATTAGATTACTTGCTAATCAAGATGATTATAGATTTAATGTATTGTTAACTCCTGGTTTATTTAATTCACTACAACCTTCTCAAGTAACCACTATTATCTCTAACACACAAAATAGAGGAGACAATATTTTTGTACTTGATTTAGTACCATATAATTCAACTGTATCTACAATTAGTAATCAAGCTTTAAGTAGAAATACATCATACGCTGCTTCATATTGGCCTTGGTTACAAGTAATTGATCCTGATACCGGTCAATTTGTTTGGGTACCTGCTTCTACATTAATTGGTGGTGTGTACGCTTTCAATGACAGTGTTGCTGAACCATGGTTTGCACCCGCAGGTATTAATAGAGGTGGTTTAGCTGGAGTAATTAGAGCAGAACGTAAATTATCCCAATCCGATAGAGATACATTATATAGCAATAAAGTTAACCCAATCGCTACATTCCCTGGACAAGGTGTTGTAGTATATGGTCAAAAGACATTACAAACAGCAGCATCTGCTCTCGATCGTGTAAATGTTCGTAGATTGTTAATTGCTCTTAAGTCTTATATTTCTCAAGTAGCAAATAACTTAGTATTTGAACAAAATACAATTGCAACGAGAAATGCCTTCTTAAGCCAAGTTAACCCGTATCTTGAATCAGTACAACAACGTCAAGGTTTATACGCATTTAAAGTAGTAATGGACGACACAAACAATACCCCAGATGTGGTAGATAGAAATCAGATGGTAGGTCAAATTTACTTACAACCAACCAAAACCGCTGAATTTATTTACCTCGACTTCAATATTACTCCAACAGGTGCTACATTCCCTGCGTAAATTTTTAAAGACAGAATATTTATAATAAACAAAATATAACATGGCAATATTAGATCCAAACGAAATATTTTTTACCGCCTTTGAACCGAAACAGGCTAACCGATTTATCATGTACATTGATGGTATTCCGGCTTATGAAATCAAAGGTGTAAGTAATGTAAACTTAACCCAAGGCTCAGTTAGATTAAATCACATTAACGTACAACGTTACGTTAAAGGTGTAACTACTTGGGGTCCTATTACATTTACTTTATTTGATCCTATTACTCCTTCCGGCGCACAAGCTGTAATGGAATGGGTACGTTTACATCACGAATCAGTAACTGGTAGAGATGGATATTCTGATTTCTACAAGAAAGACTTAACATTTGATGTATTAGGCCCTGTAGGTGATATTGTATCCGAATGGATTATTAAAGGAGCAATGATTACTACTGTTAACTTTGGTGATTATAGTTGGGATACACTTGATACCGCTGTAAACATTAATATGACTGTTCAACCTGATTATTGTGTATTGAACTTCTAAAAAACGCTTACATATTTTTCAAGAAGAGCTTGGCAACCCCAAGCTCTTTTTTTATATTATACGCATATTATAGGGAAAGTTCTTTAATATGTTCAATAATTTAAATTAAAAAAATATGACAACATTTTATTTTGTACTAGGTATGGTTGTAGTCTTGGTGGTAGCCGAGGTTATAGCTGCATTTATTGTAATTAAAACAATAAACACATTAAAAGAACAAGCAAGAGATTGCGAAAATCAATTTAACAATGTACATCGAAGAATCGATGATGTACATCGAAACACAGATCAACAATTCCAAGAAGTTTATCGACAACTCGATTCTCGATTAGATAAACTAGAAGCTAGATTAAAAGGAACTCAAGGTTCAAAACAAGTTATAAAAGGATAAAGAATCCAATTAAAGAACTTTCCTTTATAATATTTATAATCAACAAAGTTACATTAAATAAAAATTATGGCCGAATTAAATTTCCCAATCGAAATAGTTGAATTACCATCTAAGGGATTAGTATATCCTCAAGGTCATCCTCTTCGCAGTGGTAAAGTAGAAATGAAATACATGACTGCTAAAGAAGAAGATATTTTAACAAATCAAAACTACATTAGTAAAGGCATAGTATTAGATAAATTATTAGAATCTCTTACTATGAATAAAATTAACCTTAAAGAGCTAGTAACAGGTGATAAAAATGCTCTACTTGTAGCTTCTCGTATTTTGGGATATGGTAAAGAATATTCATTTACTATAGATGGTAAATCGTACGATGTAGACTTATCTGTTTTGGAAAATAAACCATTTAATGAAGATGCTATTACACCTAATGGTACTCTTAAGTTTACACTCCCCGCTTCTGGAGCAGAAATAGAAGCTAAATTTCTTACAGATAAAGATACAGAAACAATAGAGCAAGAAGTTAATGGATTAAAGAAAATTAATAAAGATTCATCTCCTGAAATTACAACCCGATTAAAACATCAGATTGTATCGGTTAATGGGTCTACAAATAAAAATGATATTAAAGATTTTGTTGAAAATCATTTATTAGCTCGCGATTCTAGAGCACTCAGAAACTTTATCAAAGATTCATCTCCAGATATTGATTTAAAAACCAAAGTTATGGTGAATGGTGTAGAGGAGGACATCGACATACCAATTAGTCTTAACTTTTTTTGGCCTGACCTCTGATATAATATTACAATATAGATTAAGTGTATTTAATCAAATACACGAAATAGTATTTCACGGAAGAGGAGGATATACTTGGGACATAGTTTATAATATGCCCTTATGGCTCCGCAAATATACATTCGATACATTAAAAGAATGGTATACTCCTAAAGAAAATCAAGAAAATGAAAATTCGTGGGTAGGAGGAGCAGCAACACAAGAAGCTGCAAAAAATAAAAAAATTAAACCTCCTACTTATGTTACAAAGGCGTTGCGTAAAAAGTAACGCCTTTTAATATTTATAATAAAATATTCCAATGGCAGAAGAACCATTTTCAGGGTTGAATGAACAATCAATAAAAAATGCTCAGAAAATTAAATCTGAGGTGGGGGAAATCAAAGGGTCGATTGATCGTCTTAATAGATCATTAGGAGAAGAAAAAGATTTATTAGATGCTATAAAAAGTGCGTTTAGTGGAATAGCATCTTCTGCTGATAAGGTGGGCAGATTACAAGATTCTGTTAAAAATAGTAGTAAAGGGGTAGCAGATGCTCTTAAGCAACAAAAAGAACAATTAAATATTATTAAAAATTTAAATGCACAAATTGATATACTTTATGAAAGAGCAGAAGAATCATCAGGAAGAACTAAATCAAATTTAAAATCCCAAGCACAAAATACTGCTGAATTAAGAGACAGAGCAAGACAATTAGCCGATATATTCGGTGAAATAGTAGAAGATGCAACTAAGCTAAATTCATCTACTATGTTCTTTTCCAAAATATCAGATGCAATAAAAGATATACCCGGATTAAGACAATTTTCTAGTCCGTTTGAATTGGCCGCTAAAGCATCAAGACAAACTGTTTTAGACAACGCTAAAAATGCAGATATAAGTAAAACTATTAACACATTAACTAAAGAAGAATTAGAAAAGGGAAGAGGATTAACAAAAGAAAAAATCCAACAACTAGGATTAACAGAAGCTGCTAAAAACCAGTCAGGAGCAGCAGCTGCTTCTGCTCTTAGAAATTTTCAAGCAACTACTAAACAATCTAATGTTTTTATGTCTGGTTTAAGTGCTGGCTTTAAATCTGTAGGAGAAGGGGTAAGTAATTTCTTTAAAGGAGGAGGATGGATAGGAGCATTAATCACCGGTGCTGTGGAACTATTTAAATTTATTAAAGATGCAATGTTTGCTGCGGATGAAAGAGTAACAAATATTGCTAGAAATCTAAGTATAAGCAAAGAGAATGCAGCTGGTGTATATGGAAATTTGACTAATTTAAAATCTGTTTTAGATGCAAATATTAAAAATTCTAAAGATTTAAGTGAAGCATTTATCCAAGTATCTACAGCTACTAAATTTATAGGAATAGCTACTGCGGATCAAATAGATACTCAATTACAATTAACTAAAGAATTAGGGCTACAAGCAGAAGAAGCTCAACAACTTCAAGGATTATTTGTTGCAAATAATATAGAATCTAGTAAAGGTGTAGATATTGTGTATGATCAAGTAGCTGCTTTTGCTAATGAAAATAAATTATTAGCTAGTGGTGCTAAAACTCTTAAGGAAATTCAAAATACTAGTAAATTGATATTAGTTAATTTTAGAGGAAATGTAGGAGAATTAACTAAAACTATTTTAGAAGCCCAAAAATTAGGCCTTAGTTTAGATCAAGTTAATAAAGTAGCTGGTTCTTTATTAAATTTTGAAGAATCTATTTCTGCAGAACTAGAAGCAGAACTTTTATTAGGAAAAGATATTAACCTAGAACGAGCACGTTTATTTGCTTTAAATAATGATATAGCTGGAGTAACTAAAGAAATAGCAAATCAAGGTATTACGATTGAAAGCTTTAGCCGAATGAATAGAATTCAACAAGAAGCTATAGCTAAAACTTTAGGTATGCAGGCTGAAGAATTAGGAAAAGCATTATATGATGCTCAAGTAATAGAAAAATTAGGTGGTCGTGATTTAGAAAAAAAACGAGAAAAAGTAAGACTACAAAAAGAAGAAGCATTAGCACTAAACGATCAAAAAGCTTTTGCAAAAGCAATGTCTAATGAAGCAATGTTAGCAGCTGTAGAAAAGCAAATGTTAACTGGGAAAGCATTAGAAGACGCTGAAAAATCACTTAGTGCACAACAAAAATTTAATGAAGCCCTAGAAAGAGCTAAAGAACTATTTAGTGATCTATTTACTGGAGAAATGCTCAACAAAATATCAGATCAAATAATGGCTCTTGTTAAAGCATTAGAAAGTGGCCGAAGTGGTTTAAGTATTCTCTTGGGAGGGACCGATACAGAATTTCGTCAAGCTAGACGTGAAAGAGAATTAAAAGAAATAGCCGATAAAGAAGGAATAACACTTAAACAAGCCCAACAAAGAGAAAACCAAAGGCTTGAGGAAAAATACAGCAACCCAATGTACAATCCCGGCCTAAGATTTACTGGACCAAAAATGGCAGAAGGGGGAATAGTAACCAGACCTACAGTAGGATTAATAGGAGAAGCAGGTCAAGATGAAGCTGTAATTCCTCTCAATGCATTTTATGCTAAAATAGATCAATTAATACAAGCCCAACAAAACACCATCTTAGCTATAAAAGAAGGAAAAGATATCTATCTTGATTCTAACAAATTAGGCACCGCTCAGAATATAGCTACAACTAAAACATAACTCTTTAATATTTATAAACAAAAAATACCATGGCACTATTAAACAAACTATTAACAGACGGATCAACATTAAGCCAATTTGATGGGGTTACTCCTTTATCTTCAATAGGTTCAACAGATCAATCTAAATTACACTACACATATTCTGTAAATGGTGTACCATTTTTAAGATCTAGACCGGAACCATCCCAATTAGATTTAAATGGCAAAACTCCTAAAAAATATTTAGATACACTTCCTAGAAGATAATGTCTTTAATTGATCTTAAAACAGATCTTAAATCCCTTAAATACGGGAGAGACAGGTTTGATGGGGGGAGTAGTGGGCAACCATTTATCCAAGTTCCTATTCCTGATGGGACATCGACTTTAGGAGGAGCACTAGCTCAAGATTATATTCTTAGAGGAGGGCCTAGGGCAATTATAGACGCAGGGGTTGATGTTTTAAGACTATCCAAATATTTTAAAACAACA